GATAAAGACGCTATGAGCTTCGCTGCTGGTGTAACTACTGTTGGTGCTATCGCAAACAGATACACTGTTTATAAGAATCCTTATATGACTTCTAACGAAATCTTATTAGGTTTTAGAGGTTCTAACTTCTTAGAGACTGGTGCTGTTTACGCTCCATATGTACCTCTTATTATGACTCCATTGGTGTATGACCCTACAAATTTCACCCCAAGACGCGGAGTGATGACTAGATACGCTAAGAAGATGGTCAGACCTGAGTACTACGGGAAGATTTATGTTAAAGATTTAGCATCTATCTAATCCGAAGTAATTCAGATTAATAACTAAGGGGGGAAGAAATTCCCCCCTTTTTTATGCTTTTCTATAAAATTCTATATTTATATAAAAATTTAGAATTCTATGGATGTAATTTATAAAATACAATCACCAAACGGAAAAGTATATATTGGAAGAACTAATAATTTTGATGGAAGGATGGCTGAACACAAATGTAATGCATTAACAAAAAACGCAAATAACTCATTATATCGAGCCATTAGAAAATATGGATGGGATAATATGATTAAAGAAATTATATGTGATGTGGAGTCAGAAAACTCACAAAAAATGGAAGAGCAATTTATCATAGCATATGATTCGGTTCGTAAAGGATACAATGATACATATAATGGTGGCGGTGGTAGTATATGGGAAGGTAGACGAGATACAAAAGAATATGCTGAGTTTATTGAAAAAATGAAAATAATAAATGGGGGTTCTAATAATGGAATGTACGGAAAAACTCATTCAGATGAATCCAAACAAAAACTAAAGGAAAAAGCAAAGGGTAGATTCTCACTACAATGGTACATAGATAGGAATGGGAAAGAAGAAGGAACGAGATTATATGAAGAACGAAGGGTGTGGTTAAAGAGTAGGAATCTCAAAAAAGATGAAAACGGAAGATTTTTAAAGGCAAAATAAGTTTCTTCAAAAACTTCATATTTATAGTATATGGTACTAACTTGGCAACAATATTATGATTTACATAAAGATAATGGGAATATTAATGAAATAGCTTCCCAATACAATATGTATGTTTACCAAAACGAAGAACAATACGATGCTGAGTTAATACGAAAAATGGGAACTAATATTATGATACTCCAAGAAAATGGATATACTCTTATCCAAGAAGGAGAGCATGAATATGGATTATTACAAGAAATTGGAAACAATAGAAACATACGATGAGTAAACCAAGAAGAATATCAGAATTAGTAGTAGAACTTACACCTCAAGAAAGTGATTTACTTGCAATAGTTTCAGAAGGAGAAACTAAAAGAATTTCCTATGGAACTTTGAGAGAAAAGATATTGGATAGTGTAGCTACAATCCAAAGTTGGGCAAGATACGATGATACAACTTACACAACAGGTTCAGCATACGCTGTACTTTCTAACGGAGAGTTGGTTATACCAAATAACGCAAGTGGTTCTATTGAAACTCACATGCATTCTGATGTTCCTTTTTACAATCCCAATAATCAAAGAATTCAAGTTGAAAATGAGGGGGATGTTTATGCAATGACAGTAACCTTTCAGGCAAGAGCAACTGAAAATCCATCGGCAGGTGATGGTATTTATATTTCTCTAACAAATAGTACGGGAACTCCATATAGTAGAGTTCGTAAAGATTTCTATTGGCCAAAAACAGACCAATCTTGGCATTATTTCCACGAAGTAATCCAATTCTATGCGGATAGTGATTTTGTAACAAATGGTAATCAACTTAAAGTTAGAGCCTTTGGAGTAAATGCTGAAATAGCAGATATTATCTACTTCATTCAACGAACTCAAAATCATAGGGCACATTAAAACACCTATTCTTCTTTTTTCTTATATTTATAGATAAGTTAAATTAAGAGAGGAAACATAGATGGCAGTAGAATACATATACCCTGGTTCATCATCATTCTCAGCAGGAGATACCCCATTTGGAACATACGATTCGGATTCAGTATTCGCAGCAGATGCTCCAAAGGTAGCTAATTGGTGTGCAAAGAGATTGGGATATCCAATTCAAAATGTTGAGTTGGTAGATGAAAACCTATACGCTTGTTTTGAAGAAGCAGTATCAGAATACTCTTCTCAAGTAAATCAATTTAACATTAGAAATAATTTAGATACTCTAAAGGGTAATCCAACTGGTACAAATTATAGTGGAAAATTAGTTCAAGGTTCAAATTTACCTGAATTAATTGGTATTTCTGATGCATATGGTACATTAGCAGGTGTAGGTGGTAATACTGATATAAAAAGTGGTTCTATTGATTTAGTAGCTGGACAACAAAAATATGATTTAGATTTATTATTTGCTAGTGCTAGTGAAGGGGGAAATCGAATAGATGTGGTTAAGGTATTTCACGAACCAACTCCTGCAATCAATAGATTCTTTGACCCATATTCTGTAAGTGGACAAGGTACTCTAAACTTAATTGATGAGTTTGGGTTTGGTTCATTCTCACCAGCTGCACAATTTGTATTGATGCCAATCTACGAAGATATGTTAAGAATTCAAGCAATTGAGTTCAATGACCAATTCCGTAAATCGGCACACTCTTTTAATATTACAAATAATAAATTACAAATATTCCCAATTCCAACTACCAATGGTAAGTTATGGTTTGAATATTTTGTAAGAAACGAATTTATACAAAATTCAACTGCCGTAACCGATAATGTAGTTTCTGATTATGCAAATATTGGATATGATTTTATTACATACACAACAATCAACGATGTGGGTAAGCAGTGGATTAGAAAATATACACTTGCTCTTGCTAAAGAACTATTAGGAGCAATCAGAGAAAAATATAGTTCAGTACCTATTCCTGGTTCCGAAATATCGTTGGATGGAGCAGCATTACGAGCTGAAGCTCAAACTGAAAAAGATGCTTTGATTGAACAACTCAGAGAAAACTTAGAAGAGTTAAGTAGAAAAGTTCAGTTTGAAATTAGAAATAACGAAGCTAATTTTCAACAAGAAATGTTAAGGAAAGTTCCATTAACGATATATGTAGGATAAGGTATGAAACACTATGTTTACAAAGTAACAGACAAACTTACAGGCCAATATTATTTCGGTTCACGTTCTCATATATGTCCTGAAAACGATGAATATATGGGTTCAATGAAAACTTGGATTCCCGAAGATAAACATCGTCTTGTAAAGCAAATAATCAGAGATGATTTTGAAACACGAGAAATTGCTATTAAATTTGAGAGTGAAATTATAGGTAAACATATTAATGATAATTTGAATGAAAATTACCATATACCAAACTATGGATTTCATACATTCGGAAATGTTGAAATAGCTAAAAAAATAAGCAAAGCTAATAAAGGAAAACTTCCTTGGAATTTTGGCAAAACTAATGTTTATAATAATGATACTTTGAAAAAAATGTCTAAATCTGCTGAAGGTAGGATAGTTACCGATGAAATTAAAAAAAAGATTGGTAAGTCTAATAAAGGAAAACTTTCTGGAAGTAGTAATCCCATGTATGGTAAATTTGGTGAATTAAACCCAAATTATGGTAACAAATGGTCGTTGGAACAAAGAAAAATACAATCTGAAAAACTTAAAAAATCATCAAATCCTGCATATAAACAAATTATACAATTATCAAAAAATGGTGAATTTATAAGAGAATGGGGGAGTATAAAAGAAGCAGCTAATTTTTTGAATATTAATATAAGTGGTATTAGTAGTTGTTTATCCGGCAGATACTTACATTCGGGTGGTTATAAATGGGAATATAAATTTAATAGTAAATAATGCCTCGCTTTAGTTTAGATAGAGATATAAGCTTCTTCAAAAGTATTTCAAGGGAGTTAGTTGACGCAGTAATTGAAACTACTGTCGTTCTATACAAGCTTGTCATAGAAGATGTGAAAACTAATTTATATGGTGAATCACTCAACAAATCATATTATCAAGGTTTACAAACCACCGCAGTTATCGAAAGAGATGATACATCGGTTTCCTATGAAGGATTTGGTCCCGATAGTGCACAAAATGTTCAATTTAGATTTAATAGATTTACATTGGAGGATAAAGGATTCTACCCAGAAATTGGTGATATCATTTATCACAATGATGCATATTTTGAAATTGATAATGTAAGAGAGGACCAATTGATTGGTGGGCAGAGTGGAGAAAAATTCTCAATTATAGTTTCAACATTTATGACAAGAAGAAGTACCATTCAAACTGAAGATAGAGTTATCTAATGAATAAGAAAGAAACAAATAGAGCACTTCAGAGAAGTATTAGTAGGGAATTCGTTAAGGGTGTAAAACTTATCGATGTAGATACTACTATTGCCGAATATATGGTGGATACTGTTATTCCTGATGTGGAAGAAAATGGTACTCAAGTCAAAGTTCCACTTTTATATGGAAATGCAGAAAGATGGAACAATGCTAGAGCAAAGGGATATCTGAGAGACCAACGAGGTAAGATTCAAATTCCTTTGGTAATGTTTAAAAGAAATTCAATTGAGAGAGATGCTAGTTTAGCTCAATTTAAGGATGTAAATACATTACCCGCTTACAAAAAATATTCTCAAAAGAATCGATATGAAAGATTCTCACTACAAAGTGGTGCAAGTAGACCTTTTGAACAATATGAAGTATCGGTTCCTGATTATGTAACTCTTACTTATGAGGTAATGATTTGGACATCATTTACCGAACATATGAATAAGATTGTGGAAGCATTTCAATATGCAACTGATAGATATTGGGGTAAGGAAAATGGATTCAAATTTAGAACTCGTATTGATTCTTTTGATAATCAACAAGAAGTAGGAGAAGGTTCAGAAAGAATCATTAGAACTTCTTTTACTATGGTAGTAAACGCTTACTTACTTCCTGAAACTTACGATGAGAAACCAACCGTTACAAAATCATTCACACCTAAAAAAGTTGTTTGGGGGGTAGAAACTGATTTAAGTGGAACAACCTTTACGAATCCTAACATTTATAACGAATATCAATCTGTTATTGATTTCGTTGCGATTAGAAGTTCTCAGAGAGCAGATTTTGTAGATGCCGATACTGTTAGATTAACGGATGTTAGGTTACCTATATTACCACCTGAATTAGTAGGTTCATTTGATACGAAGAATTGGTTTAGAGTTTATATTAATTCTGAATTCAAACCATCTTCAAATTATACTTATACTTTTGATGGTATTAATAATATAATAACCTTTAATTTTAGTGGATTAGGGTTTAATTTGGATGCACAAGATGAAGTTGATATTGTAGGTAAATACGAACAATTATGAACATAAAGACTTTAAAAAATATAATGAAAGAGGTGAATGAGCCAAATGAGTTCGTTCTAACTCCTCACGATTTAAATCATTCATTATATTGGATATGGAAAGCTAGTAATTGTAGGTTAAAAACATTAGATAGTAGATTAGCAACTAAAAGAAAAACGGAAGCTAGATTTGATGTTTTTGTTTGGGGTGGTTATGTTGCACCAAGAGATTATCAATATGAACAAATTGGAAATGATTTTTATATAAAATTTGTTAGAGAAAATTTTCCAACATATATTGAAAATTCAAATGACCCACTATACACAGAGGATGAATTTGGAAATCCGGCCACTAGATGGTCATTTGAAAGTGGTGATGAAGTAAAAATTGAGGGTGATTTAGAACGATTATAATGACAACAAGAAGAAAACCAAATATAGATTTAGGTAATATTACCAAAAAAAGAGATAGAGAATTCTTTCAAACTTTTGTATTGGAGGTAATCACAGATACATTCATTAATGAATACATCCCAACATCAGCATCATTAGATTCCGATACTCAAACTTTATTCACTTTATTTTTACAAAAATCTGATTACAATAGTGATGGTGATTATGATGATGGATTAGATGTAAAAGGATATCGATTTGTTTATGAAGATTTGGTTCTAGCAAATGTAGAAGATTACATTGATGTATATTTATATGGAGTTAAGCAATCTGCTGATGAATATAGTGTAGAGGTTTATAGAAATAATTCTAGAATAACAAATCCAGAAGCTAATATTAGTATTGGTGATGAAATTAGAATTGTATTTAGTAATTCTATAACTCTAAGACCATTGGAAGTGAGTAGAACGGATTTTGAAATTAAAGGTAAGATTGAAAAAGTATTATAATGGCTAGATTAATACCACAAAAGCAGATTGAAGAAATAAATCAGTTTAGGGATTCCATATCCGTAAATAACTCAGTCTTTATATCAGGTTCACTTTTAGTTTCTCAATCAATCGATATTGGTAGTAACCCATTAACCAAACAAAGAATAACAGGTTCGGTTGAGATTACAGGTTCATTAAAAATCGATGGACCTTTAACATTTACTAATGCTGAAAGTAGGTTAGATGCAACCGCATCATTTGCTGATATAGCTGTTGATACTCAATTATTTGGTGGAATTAGACCTGAAGATTTTGGGGCAATGGATGCAACTCTTTATGTATCCTCAACTTCTGGTGATGATAACAATGATGGTAGAACACCACAATTTCCATTAAGAACTATTAAGAAAGCTG